TCTGAAGTGCCCGGCGTGCAAGACGGAGCACGACATCTCAGTCGTCGACTACCACTTCGACCCCGACAAGCTCGTCTTCCAATTCAAGTGTCTGGTGAAGGAGTGCGGCCGCAACGTTTCAGTACGGCCGACGGATCGGAAGCTGATTGAGCCATCGCGCATCGGGCTGATCCGCTGGGACCCGAAGTTGATGGATATCGACCACAATCCGGTGACCGGTCAATCAAAGTACTACTACACAATCCCAGCGTGGATGAAGGACGCGGTCCGAAAGCAGGCGAAGAATCTGATCAACACGCTTCCATTCGACATGCTGGAAGCGATGAAGAAGAACAAGACGTTCGAATTCCTCGACGGCCAGATCTACCACATGAAGGTGCCGGGGCCCGCGGGCGTAGAGGCCCACTGGGGATTTCCGCCCATCACCAGCTCCATCAAAAACTTTCTGTTTGCCGCTACTCTTCGCAAGGCCAACGAAGCGATTGCCCTGGAGCACATCACACCCATGCGGGTCCTATACCCGCAGGCCGGCAGTGCCTTGGGTGACCCGACCGGCAGCCTCAACCTGTCGAACTGGAAGAATGAGGTAGAGCAGAACTACCGTCGGTTCCGTCGAGATCCGCTGCACGTCATGATCGCTCCGGCGCCCATCGGTGTTGAAGACATCGGAGGCAACGGACGGGCGCTGCTGACGCTCGGTGAGGTCCAGGAGGCAGAGAAAAACATCATCCTCTCCATGGGGGTGCCGATGGAGTTTCTCACCGGCGGCCTCGGACAAATCCGGGGCGAAATCACCCTTCGGATGATCGAGAATCAGCTGCAAACCCATATCGAGGATCTCAACGATCTTCTGATGTGGGTCGAGAAGAAAACGTCCACCTTCCTCAGCTACAAGACCATCAAGGTCAAGCTGGCTGACTTCAAGATGGTGGACGATACCGAAAATAAGCAGATGGTGTTTGCCTTGTGGCAAGCGGGCAAGGTATCGGATACCAAGATGGCGGAGACGCTGAACCTCGATCTAGAGGCAGAGCGGAAGCAAAAGATTGAGGATGCTCTGGCGGACGCGCGAGCACAAGCCCGGCTCCAGCGGGAGATCGCCCGTATCCAAGGATCTCTATCGGAAAAAGCACAGCAGCAGGCGGCTCAGTCGCAGAGCGGAAGCCTGTACGACACCCAGGCCGTCATGCAACAGGCCGAACAGCTCGCCCAGGAAATGCTCCAACTAGACCCCAACACCCGGCGGTCACGCATGGATAGCTTGCAAGGCCAGGACCCCGTGATGCATGATGTGGTTAAGGGCCGGCTGGAGCAGGCCCAGCAGGATCAGCAAGCAGACGTCAAGTCGCAGATGGTGCAGGGATGATGCCAACCGACGATTTCATGCAGTCTCTTCAGCGGGATCTGGAAAAGGGAGCACCGCTGGAAAACCCATTCCGAGAGCCCGAGAAGCCGCAGGATCACCCGGTGGCCCCGCCCGAGTTTTCTCGTGCCGACGCCATCCTGCACCCCCGTCTCTACCAGCGAATGGCAGAAGAGCGGGCCGAGCGTCTCAACCGGGTGGCCAATCAGCCCGGCCAGAGCCAGCGTTTTGAATACCAGTACGATTGCTTTGTCGTCCACCAGCCCCCCTGGGTCTGCGGGAAGTGCCGCGAGGCCGCCGAACAGGCGCACGATCAAGCGAAACCGGGCGATGTCGAAGGCGATGAAGCACCCGGCCAAGTCTCGTGCCCGCATACCCGGCGGCGAGCGTACGTGGAGTTGATGAACAAGAGCCTTCGACGCGAAGTTACGATCGCATCGCACAAAGAGAGCCAGCTCCAAAACGGCTGCATTCAGGTATCGGTCGCATGGGGCGTCCCCATTAGTGTACCGTCGGCCAAAAAGACCGACCCCCCGCGGACGCCCGTTATCTGAACGGGTCGCCCGCGGGGATCGCGGCTGCTTACCGTGCGCCCGATCTTACGATCAGCTTGACGAGCGTCACGATGGCTCGAATGACCAGCAACCTGCACCTTTCCGGGTCGACACCGCGTACCCGCACCTTATACCGCGCTATCCTTGGAGTCAGATGAGCCGCTTGACCGCCGTCCTTACCGACGCTCCTACGCTTCGCGCCCGAGTACATGAGAAGGCCAAGGAAGCGTTGCAGCAGACGTTCCCCGTCGACCTAAAGGGGCGGACGCTTGAGCTGAAGGATTTGACCGTCCACGCCAAGGACTTCAGCCCCGAGGAGCAGAAGCGCGCCATCATGGAGGGGCGTTCGCTCCATGAAGTAGTGAAGGGCACCCTTGTACTCAAGGGGGAGGACGGAAAGATCCAGGATGAGGCCAAGGGCTTCACCCTCGTCCACCTCCCTTACTTCACAGAGCGACACACCCTCATCAGCAATGGGAACGAGTATCAGATCGCCAACATGCTGCGTCGCAAACCGGGCGTCTACACGATGCGGCGGGAGAACGGTGAGCTCACCACTGTTTTCAACTTATCCAAGGGGTACAACTTCAACCTCAACCTAGACCCCGAGAAGGGCGTCGTCTACATGAGCTACAAGACGACCAACCTTCCCCTTTACCCAGTACTACGGACGCGTGGCGTCAGCCATGACGATATCGCGGGACAGACTCCCGGCATCATCCACAAGCTCTACGCCCGCGTCATCCATCCCCTGAGCCAGAAGCCTACCGCGACACATGAGGAGAAGGCTGAAGCAATCCGGCAGAACTTCCGGTCTACCGCGATGGACGCCTCCGTCACCAAGCACACACTCGGCGAGCCATACAGCCAAGTGACGGCGCCGGCCCTTATGGCGGCGGCCAAAAAACTCCTGGCCGTGCATAACGGGACAGCCGACGTGGATGACGCCGATTCCCTGGCGTTCAAAACATTTCACTCAGTCGATGACTTCATTGGAGAGCGCCTGAAGCTGACGGCCCGCGAGTGGAAGAACAAGGCACGGTACGCTTTACACGGGAAAGAAAAGATCCGGGAGGCACTGCGACCAGCCCCATTCAGTGATTCGGTGGAGAAGTTCATCACGACCTCCCCGCTGACAGCCGTTCCTACCGGCATCAACCCAATCGAGCTTCTTGATCACGCGGTCAAGGTTACGTCTCTCGGCGAAGGCGGTATCGCGTCGGAACGGGCGATCCCGTACGAGGCGCGTCTCAGCCACCCCACACACTACGGCACGCTCGACCCAATCCGTACGCCCGAGTCTAACCATGCCGGCGTAGACATCCGTGCCACCATCGCGGCCCACAGGGATGAAGAGGGCAATCTCTACACATACCTCCGGGATGCCCGGACCGGCCGCCCGCACCACCTGAAGTCTGGCGACATCATGGACAAGGTGGTGGCGTTCCCCGGCCAGGAACTCAAGGGGACGGTGGACGCCTTTGTGCGCGGGGAAGTCCGAAAGGTTCCTCACACCGAGGTCGACTATCAGATGCCGCACCTCTCCTACATCCTAAGCCCATCGACCGCACTGATCCCCATGTTGCACAACATCCAGGGAAACCGCGCGATCATGGGGGCCAAGATGCAGACCCAGGGCCTGCCCCTTACGCACCGGGAAGTGCCGCTCGTTCAGGTCAAGAGCCATATTGGCAACCGCTCGTTTGAAGACGTGTTTGGACACATGGTGGTGCCGACCAGCCCGGTGCACGGGACGGTTGAGAAGATCGAAGGGGGCTTCATCCATATTCGTCCCGACGCCAAAAAGGAAGCGGGCGATGCTCAGCGGTGGCTCAACCATGCAGCCTTAAACGCTGGACAAGCGGGGCGGGAAGCCCGCTACGTGCTGGACTATCCAGGGGCCGAGGGACCGCTGGACGCAGCGAGCAAGCGAATCCCGCGGCTCGCAAAAGACGTCTACTACGGAGTCGTTCCGCCTCAGCTTACGCATGAAACCGATCTGGAGGAGCTGGATCATGGTTCAGCCCTGGCGTGGCTGCGCAATGGCTATGCTCCTTGGCAGTACCCAGATCCAGCCAAGGAAGCGGCCGAGGCCAAGCCGGATAAACCGGCAGAGCCTGAACTCGTCCGCATCCCCTACCAGGATAACTTTCCGTTCCCCAGCAAGACGTTCCTCCACCACGATCTTCGGGTGCAGCCGGGCCAGCGAGTCAGGGCGGGCCAGAAGATGGCGGACTCCAACTTCACTCGTGACGGCACCCTGGCGCTCGGCATCAACCTGCGGGTCGCCTACATGCCGTACCACGGGCTCAACAGCAATGACGCGATCGTCATCTCCGAGGGGGCTAGCAGGCGGCTGACGTCGGAGCACATGTACCGTGAGGTCTACCCCCTGACCAACGCGATCGAGCTGAACCGGGAGCGTCACCGGGCAATGTTCGGTGGCAAGTATCGGCCCGAGCAGTACGCCGGACTCGATGAGTCAGGCGTCATCCGCAAGGGTGCACGGGTCAACACACACGACTTGCTGGTCGTCGGCCTCGTAAAAAATACGATTTCAGGTGCCGATGCAATCCTGGGACGAATCAGCAAGCAGCTGACCCGGCCCTACAGAGAAGTCACTCTCCAGTGGGAGCACGCGACCCCTGGGGAAGTCGTGGATGTTGTCCGGGTAGCCGGCCAGATCGCCATTCTGGTGAAGTCCAACGAGATCATGCAGATTGGGGACAAGCTATCGGGCCGGTACGGGAACAAGGGGGTGGTGGCCAAAATTGTTCCTGATCACGAGATGCTCCGCGATAGTCACGGCAACGTAATTGATGCCGTCTTCACGTCCGCGGGCGTCGTCAGCCGAATCAATCCGGCGCAGATCATCGAGACAGCCGTTTCCAAGGTAGCGGACAAAACGGGCAAGCCCATCATCTACGACAATGAGGCGAAGCACGATGCTGTCCAATGGGCCAAGGGGCTGCTGAAGCAGCACGGTATCAGCGACCTAGAAGTCGTACATGATCCCGTGTACGGGCGAAACATCACCGGCCATGATGGCCGAGGCGTCCTGGTTGGCAAGCAGTATGTGTTCAAGCTATTCAAGTCAACCGAGACCAACTTCTCGGGACACGCGGTCGGACCCTACGACATCAACGAGCAGCCGGTGAAGTCAGGTGGAGAGGACGCGGCCAAAGGGGTGGGCAAGATGGAGCTTGACGCCCTCATCGCGCACAACGCCCGCAACGTCATTTCAGAGACAGCGAACATCCGCGGCCAAAAGAACGATGAGTTCTGGCGTGCCCTCCAGCTCGGCCAGCCGCTTCCGGCATCCAAGCCTTCGTTCGCCTTCCGCAAATTCCTCGCCATGCTGGAAGGAGCTGGGGTAAAGGTCGACAAGCGCGCCAGCAAGTTCAAGCTGATGCCCCTTACCGACAAAGACATTGAGGCCCGGTCGTCCGGTCCCCTGCTGAACAATAAGACCATCATCGCCAAGAATCTGAAGCCAGAATCGGGCGGCCTGTTTGACCCACGTTTGACCGGCGGACCACAGGGCAACCTCTACAGCCACATCGATCTGCACGAACCCGTGGTCAATCCGGTGTTCGAGGAACCGGTCCGCCGGCTTCTTGGAATGACGGAGAAGCAGTTCGATACTGCCTGCCGTGAGCAGGGAGGACACTGGTTCCGACAGGAACTCCAAAAAATCAACGTGCCGTCCCGGCTTAAGGATCTTCGAAGCCGCATGAAGGTGGCGGGTGGTGCGGAGCTCAACGACACCATCAAGCAGATCAAGTATCTGGAGGCACTACAGGCCGAGGGGCTCAAGCCCCACGACGCCTACGTGCTGTCCAAGATCCCGGTGATCCCACCGGTGTTTCGGCCGATCGTCGCCATGCCCAACGACCCGAGCCAGCTGATGGTGGCGGACGCCAACAAGCTGTATGGCCACCTCTTTGATATCAATCATGCACTCAAGCAAAACGTGCTGCCGTCAGCTCATCCTCAGTACCGGGGTGCGCTCTACAAGACGGTAGGGGCGGTATTCGGCACCCACGACGTTGAGGACAGCGAACTCAAGGGGCAGGACGTAAAAGGATTCTTGACGGCGATCGCCGGCCGTAATTCCCCGAAGGGCGGGTTCTTCCAGCGCAAGCTGATGTTCCGTACGACCGACATTTCGGGCCGCGGCACCATCGTACCAGACGGCAATCTCGGAATGGACGAAATCGGGCTGCCGGAAGAGATGCTTTGGAAGATGCTGGACAAGATGGTGGTGGCCCGGCTAGTCCGCACCGGCTACGACCCGCTGTCAGCCCGTGAGCAGGTGGACCGTCGAACCCCGATGGCCCGTGAAGCCATGCTGCACGAAACGAAGGAGCGGCCATTCATCTTCAATCGTGCCCCTACGCTCCACCGATTCTCGATGGTGTCGGCGTACGCGCGTCCCGTGCAAGGCAAGACGATTCGGATGAACCCGTTTGCCGAGGTCGGTCTGAACGCCGATTACGACGGCGACGCCCTCCAGATCCATGCTCCCATCACGCCCGCCGCCATCCAAGACGCGCACAAGATGCTGTTGAGCAACATGCTGCTAGCCGATCAGCAGCGGAACAAACTCCTCGTCATCCCACGAATGGAATCGGTCCTGGGTATCTCGGCGGCCGCCGCAGCACTCCCATCGAACAAGAAGACCCGGACGTTCGAGTCCAAGGACCAAGTCCTACAAGCCTATCGGAAGGGCGAGGTTCAGCTGTCTGATCCTATTGAAGTACGCGGCTCAAAACATGCAGCCGTAGAACCCGATGAGTACGAAGTTCCGGTTGCATGGACGACGAACGAAGCGCTTTGGTGCTGGCCGCCCCATCATATAGCGGGTGACCACAGTGAGTAGTGCGGCGGTCAAAGCTGTGGAGAAGGCGACGGGTATTGCGCTGCGGCGTAAGCGCACCCCGCGAGGCTTCTATCACGATCCCAGCCCCGGTATTCACGGACTCCGTGAAGGATTCGAGCGAGCGGCCAAGGGGCAGGAAACTAAGATCGCGGGACAGCAGTCGGCACTAAAGCGATTCGGCCTCATGAAAAACCGGTCCAACGAAGACCCCGTGGACGTTCTAACACAGCTATACAAGTGGGACGACTTTGGGCTGAAGCGTAGGAATCCAGGCAAGGGTGGCGACGGCCGGCCTACGGGATTCGGCGCCCTTCAAGGAAGATCGGCCGGTTCGACGGCGCAAAACGCCGTACCATCCATGAGCGGCGAAGCCAACACGGGAGTTTAACGGTGGAGACACGGAAAGTCGGCAGCATTGATTGTATGGGGCTGTTCAAGCAAGCGGCTCCCGCGCCAGGAATGCTGGCTCGGGCGGGTGGGTGGCTCGGGGGTCACATGGACGGCGTCATTCGTGGCGTCGGAGCCGCCGGCCGGGCCATCCGCCCAGGCTACCGCAGGGGAGTCGCGGACGCCGTAGGACGAGGGGCGGGGGCCGCTGGTCAGGTACTACAGGGCACCGGTTCGGCCGTTGGCAGTGCGCTCAATCGATTTAGCCGTGCCGGAGGTCTCCACAGTGCTGCGGTTCTGGGCGGCCTCGGCGGCGCCGGGTATCTAGCGGATCAGGTGGCTCGGCCGCGTCCTCAGCAACAGCAAATTCCGGCCTATCCCTACGGGTACTGATGTCGACTTCGGTCGGTCATTTCTTGCTAAACGATGCGCTGCCGTCGAGCTATCGGATCACCGGTCCGATGACTAGCCGACAGCTGCATGATCATATCGTTGGGCTAGCAAAGACCGATCCGGCACAGTACGTAAAATCAGTCGCGGAGCTAAAGCGTCGAGGAGATGAAATCTCGTCCCTTGAAGGCATCACCGTTGGACTTGACGACATTGAGCCCAACTACGCGGATCGCGATAAGATCCTGGCCGGCCTGACGAATGACATCGCCGGGGAGTCTGACAAGAAGAAGCATGCCGGGCTAGTGATCGCTGCACAGACCAAAATGTTGCAGCATACTCGCGAGCACCCAGGCAGCATGACACGGATGGCGATGTCGGGGGCGCGCGGAAACATTCCGCAGCTGATGAAGGTCATCGCCACCCCTTTGGCGGCAAACGATGAGCGCAAGGGTATCAACCCATTCATCATTCGGCACAGTTACGCCGAAGGTCTGACGCCCGCAGAATACTGGACGACCACGCCAGAAGCTCGTGCTAACAACGTGGCGTCCGTTGTATCGGTATCGAAGCCGGGAGAGATGGCGAAGGTACTGGTCGCCAACATGATCGATCGCGTCGTCAGCCAGCAGGACTGCGGTACTCAAAATGGCGTGCGGCTTTCGATCGATGATCATCACGCGCTGGACCGGCACCTCGCAATCGATGAGCACGGCTTTCCTAGAAACCAACTCGTCACTCCTGCCGTCATCCACGAGATGAAACGCCAGCACGCTGCCGACATTATGGTCAGAAGCCCTATGACGTGTGTCGCACGACATGGCGTCTGTCAGATGTGCCAGGGGCTCGACGAAAAGGGCCAGCTTCACGGCATCGGGATCAACGTCGGAGTCCGGTCAGCCCAGGCACTTTCCGAGCCCATCAGCCAGATGACGCTGTCTTCAAAACACGCCGTACTAACCATCCGGCAGCGGAAGTTGGAGCCCCAGGGTCTCAAGGGGGTTCGCCAGCTGCTTGAGGTTCCCGCGCTATTCCAGCATGAAGCAGTACTGGCACCAGAGGCCGGCGTCGTCCACAAAATCGAGAAGGCCCCCCAGGGGGGTCACTACATCCACCTCGGGGATGCTCGGCTATACGCGATGCCGGAGCTTCAGGTAACGGCAGCTCCTGGCATTCGCGTAGAAGCGGGGGATGCCCTCACCAACGGCATTCCGCACCCCGTCAAGATCGTCCAGCACAAAGGTATTGGAGAGGGCCGCCAGTATTTCGTCAACGCCCTCCACAACGTTTACCGTAATGAGGGTGTCGACCTTGACCGGCGGCATCTTGAGCTGCTGGCGAAGTCCGCCATCAACCACGTCCGACTTGATGAAGTCGATGATCAGCACCCCGAATTCCTCAAAGGGGACATCATTGACTACAACGCCTTTCGTGAAGCCTATGCGCGCGACACCGCCATCCTGCCGCTAGATCAGGCGATTGGACAGCGACTGGGCCAGGAAATCCTTCACCACACAATCGGTACCGAGATTACTCCACCACTTGCCGCCGAGCTTCGCTCCCGTGGGTTCAAGGAAGTGGCGGTGGCGAAGCGCATTCCGCGGGTTTCGTTCGTGATGAAGTCATTTGTGATGAACCCAATGCTTGACAACGACTGGATGGCCCGTCTCGCCCACCGGTTCCTAAAGGGGTCGATTCAGCAGTCAGCACACGTAGGGGCTTCCTCGGATCTCCACAGCACCCATCCAGTTCCGGCATACGCTTATGGAGCGGAGTTTCGGCACGGACCCGCCGGTACCTATTGAGATGCTCACAAAACAGGCTGGTGCTGCTGACGCGATGAAACGATTCATGGGCCGGGCCATGGGACCCATGGGTGCGCCCGGAGCCGCCGGCTTAGCACAAAAGTTGTTCCGCTCACGCGTTACTCGCGATACGCCTTTTTTTTCCCGTGTAAACATCCAGGATGGCATTAGGGACGTTCTGTTTGGAAGCCCACTGGATGTCGCCAGGGAACTGCGGCGGTATGGCCGTACGGGCGGGGGCTACAGCTTGCCGAAAGCTCTCGGCCGGTACTACCATCGTTCCATGATCCCCTCGGGGAATTGGAACAATATGTCGCCGGGTAATAAGGCGATGCACGGTCTTAGCGTGGGCATCAATGTACTGAATCCAGCGATGAACGTATACCAAGCCGCTACTGCCGATCCCGAATACCGGTCGGAAGCCGTTGGAAGAGCCGTCGGATCAGTGGCGGCATCGCCGTTTTCAATGCGATTGGGCATGCCGGGACTATTTCTAGACGAGATGGCAGCAAACGCTGGCGGCGCCCTAGGCCGCCGTTTCGGAATAAAACGTCAAACACCTAACGAACCACCGCCCTATACTGTCGCGGAAGATAGAGGAGATCCCAGATGAGTGCTTGTACGCATGCAATGGTTGAAGGAATCAACGCCGCTCTGGTCAAGGCCGGGGAAGTGGCGTGGCCGGACGCCAAGACTGCATCGGAAGTTTGCTACGAAGTTTCCGAGGCCCTCAACGGCCCCGACATCCTCCCGGAGAGCGGCTTGAGCCCGAAGTCAGCACAGCTGATCATCGGTCTCCTGAAGTCCGCCCACGCTGAGATGGTGAAGGAGGGGGCTTGCACCCCCGCTCAGGCCAAAGCGTTTCGGGACAAGACGGCGGCAGATGTGTCGGATCTCGACAAGCTGGCGGAAGATGTCGCAGGCGAGTGCATGCTGAAGGCTGCGGCCGAGACGATGCTGCTGGAGCCCGGACAGACGGGTCCAAACGATGGTGCAGCCGCCGCCCAGCACGATACGGTGGCGAAGCTCGACCAGCACAACCGGTCCGACGGGGAGTACAATGTCGGCGTCGGAAACAGCACTTTCCAGGAGGGTGGAGAGGTTGGCGAAGAGCGCAAGCCCGACAAGGCTCCCGATCTGAACGCTTCCCCCAACTCGCTCGAAGCCAAGATGTCGGCGCTTCGCGACATCGTTGACTCGGTCAAGACGGCAAAGTCAAAGGGTAGCAAGACGCTCGACACGCTTCGTGGCGTCCTCCGCGGGGCCAAGGACGCGAAGGCTCCCGCTAAGGCCAAGGCCAAGAGCTGGGTAGGGCATGCGGCGGCCGGCGGGGCCGGTGCGGTAGCGGGCGGCGCCGCCGGGTTTGCCGCGGGACGTAAATCGTCTGAAAAAGACGCGGCGGCCAAGACCAAGGCGGTCAAGGGCGTGGTCGAGAGGACTATGTCGTGGGCCAAGAAGAACCCAGGGTCCGCCATGGGGGCCGCAGGAGCCATCGGTGCCGTGGGCGGAGCGGGCGCAGGGGTAGCGGGAACCAAGGCGAAGCTCGCCAAGCTACAGGCAGCCGGCGTGACCAACGATCAGATCGTCATGCGGGGCGTCATGAAGGCCGCGGCCCTCATGGCACTGCCGGAAGGCATGAAGCAGCTCAAGATCGCGGCCCTCGATGGCATCGATCCCGAGCAGCTTCGCGCACTCGCCGACTACATCGAGCAGAACGTTCAGCAGGACTCCAATCAGGTCGATCTGAGCCAGCTTGACCCTCATCTTCTCCAGATGCTGCACCAGCAGGGCGCGGGGGACATGGGAGAAGAGATGGAGGGCCAGCATCCCGAGCCCGATGGTGATGAGCCGCACGGCGGCGGCCAGGGCTTCCCACCCAAGCGCGCAAGCTTCCTAGAGCGCGTCAAGCAGGCGGCGGGTGCCGAAGCGGGCCTGACGAACTCGGGCGGCCCCAACACCGGAGCCAACGCCGCCAAGCACGATTCCGTGGGGGCGCTGGACCAGAAGAACCGGCCCGACGGGGAATATGAGATCGCCCAAGGCCACGGTACAGGTCCGACGGGTGGAACGGTCGGCAAGGAAGTAGTGAAGGACGAAACTCCCGAGAATCCCGCGAACAAGCTGAAGGCTGCGGCGTTCTCGGATGAGGAGCGTACCTACATCGAAGCGGTCGAGAAGGTGGCGCTCCTCTACGGTGACAAGCTTCCGGCGTCGATGGATCGAGCGGAAAAGACCGCTGCCTATCGGCACCTCGTTAGCCTGACTCCGGCGGATCGCGCCGCTTACATCAAGAAGCTTCAAGGCTAAAACGCCTCCCGCTTCTGTGTCTCGCGTCGCCCGCCCCTATACTGTAGGGGCGGGCGAAATGCGTTTAGGAGACCCTCGATGACGATGAATCCATTTGGTGCGCCAATGGGCGCGGGACCCATGGGACCGCAGGCCGGTGGGCCGATGGGCGGACAGCAGGGCGTAAGCGTTGAAGACGCTTTCGTCGATGGCTTCAGTCAGATGGCGTACGACGCCATGCAGAAGTCCAACCCCTCACTCATGAAGGATGTCATCACCTTCCGGGTGCTCGATACTGACCCCGAAGAAGGTTCTGGTCTCGGTACCTTCATCCTGGCGGTTAATCGAGAAGTCTTCTATGTCCCAGTTGTCGTAACCGACAATCAGATCAAGCCTATCGACATGTTCTACAGCCGGCGTCTCGACCGGTATTTTCCGCTGAGTCCCGAGTGGATTCAGGAGGCTAACCGATCGGCACTTACGGAGATGGGCCAGGGGATCGATCCCCCCAAGACGCTACAGACGGACGTCGATATCCGGAACGTCGTGCTGCCCCCGCTTGCCGGACGCTTTGCCTACGCCTCGCTCGCAAAGGAAGCGTCGGCGGGCCGTCTCGATCGGGACGCCCGGCTGGCGTTTGCGTCGGCCGCTCGATACACCGGAGCAGATAAGAAGGCCGCCATCTTCCCCGAGATGCTGGCGGCAATGCCAGATCAGGTAAAGGTCGCGTTTGCAAAGGCCCTGGCGACTCGCCCGCGGCTTCTTCGCAAAATGGCGGCTCTTTACACGGTGAACGGCGTCCGTGAGGCTCTAGCGCTTCGTGGAGAGAAGACGGCTCAGCAGACTGAGCGTCCGATGAAGCACGATGTCTTCGTCGCCACCATGATGACACCCGTTACCGAGATGCAGTCCGAGCTTGGCTCCGATACCTCCAAGGCATACGGAGCGGTCCGTACCTTTGGGTTCTACGCAAAGGATCGTCGCCTCCGCACCGAGGGGGCTTATCAGATCGACCCAGACAGCATTGAGCTGACGGTGCCGAAGCAGTCAGGTCTCTACCGGGTATTCACCCCCGAAGGGGAAGTCGAAGAGGTTATCGTCCTGGTAGGAACACCCGTCGACGTCTGCTGCCCGGAGCCCAGCGGAATTTCAAAGCTCAACGCCAAGCCCGATGATCGAGCCCCGCAATGTGTCGTGCTGTACCGGGATGGCCGGATTGAAGAGCGCAAAGCTACGTTTGTTGCCGAACCTGTCATGACGTCCAACCAGGGTGAACTTACCGCCCTCGTGCATGCCCGAACGAGCGCTTCAGCTATGTCGGGTCAACGGGGCGTCTGGGTGTCGACGGCGCGTGGAGCACCCCGGTTCTACGGGCCCGTGACCATTAACAAGGTAGTGTCACACGGCCGGGAAACTCGGTACGAGACTGACTGGGGGAAAACGGTACTGGTCTCCGAGGGACTCGCTAAGGGCGTGCTCTTAAATCCGCCGGGCTCGCAGATCGCAACCCTGGCGGGTGATTACCGCTGGTTCAGCGGAGACAAGAGCTCATGGAGCCGCCCCAGCGTTCTCTGCCAAACGGCTGGTGATGTTTTTCGCGCCATTGAAATGAAGCTCCTACGGTCTGGCTCAAAAAAGATCGAAGTAAAGACAGCGTCTGGACGATTCCTCGTCGCGGGTGAACGCCTTGGCACTGGGCCGGCGCTCGCCAAGGTGGCCCAGCACTACGGCGTATCGCTGCCGATCGCCGCCACCATCCTGACCGATGCGGCCCTCGGCCTGCCAACAGTCTTCTGGACCAAGCGGGCTGCCGACGATGGGGCGAAGAAGAAGCCGGCCCCCAAAGACTCGGGACCGCCTGAGCAGGAAGATCCGTCGGCCGATCCTATGGGCGGAATGCCGATGGACCCGTCGATGATGGGGCCGCCAATGCCCGATGGGTACGAACTGGCGATCGCCGAGCAGCTTCAGCTGATTCAAAATCAGGTGGCGGCGCTCAACGATAAAGCCACCACCCTCAGCATGTTGCAGCAGCGCAAGCTGGAGATCGATGGCGGGGGAGGGCCGATGGCGGCCCCGACGGGCGCCGCTAGCCTTCTCGCTGGAATCCCCGCCCAGGGTCCGGGCGGGATGCCGGCGATGGCACCGCCGGGCGCCCAGCCCGGAATGCCGCCGGGCCAGGGCGATCCAATGTCTCAGGGGGCGCCGCCCGCTCCACCCCCCGGTATGCCGGGGGACGCTTCCGCTATGGCACCCGCCACCGCCTCCATGGGACAGCCCCAGGGTGGTGCGATGGCGGCCGGTCCGGGTGTTATGCCGATGCCCCCCATGGGTCCTCCGGGGGGACCAATGCAGGCAATGCAACTCCCGCCACGGCCTGTCATGACCGAGCACTCACTTGATTCTGGCAGCCTCGATAACGCGATCAACCCGGACTTTCTTGATCAGGCGGGGTCGCTGGAACAGTCGGACGTATTCGATGCCGCTAGCATCGCGAGTCTTGCGCAGAATCGTAACCTGCGGTCCGTCGTGCAGAGCCATCTGCCCCGCGCCGAGGAAACGCTCGATAATCTGGGCCGGATGAAACTGCTGTTCGATCTGAGGGAATCAAAACTGAAGCAGTCGATTGGCAACGACGCTTACAACGACCTCAGTCAGACGATCGGCGACGTCTTTCAACAGCTAGGTGATCTCCTGCTTCAGCTCAATCAATCGTCCGACCAGATGTTGCCGCAAGCGATGCGCTGAGACAGGATGATGCGATGCCGCGGCGCGCACCCGACTCACGAGCCCTAAGCGTAATAGAGGCTATCGACCGTCAAACCCCGTTCGAGTCAGCCGATGCGGATGAACGCCATCTGCATCAGTTGCTTACGACCGGGGAGACGGCGGCTCCCGAGGTCGAGGAAGCGTTTGAGTTCTGGCATTCTCCGGAGACCCGTCATGTGCTAAATGCCTTGATACTGGCGAAGGCCACGGACGAGCAGCTGGCAGCGGGTCTGGGCTTTAGTCCGACGGTTCTTTCGCCATACCGGAATCTTTTTTTTGACCGGTCGGTATTCCGAAACGATCTCGATTGCGGCATCTATGTTCGCAACCTCCAGGTTGATCCAGACACCCGCCAGCACTACACCACCGCCATCCAGCAGGGACCCGAGTTTCTGATCAATCGGTTCCGCGTAGGGACACGTCCCAACGTAGCGGCTCGGACGGTCTTGCAGTCCGTTCTGAACGATTCATACGACCGCTTCCTGGCGCATCGAGGATTGGAGCTGGATGCCGCCAAAACAAAGGAGGCGCTGAGGTGGGGACAGCAGGCTGTCAGCACTGCGCGAGACGTAATTGACAAGGGGACGGACGAAAGGGGTAACGTCCTATCCGAGCTTCACGCCATTTTTCTAGAGACGAAAGAACTCACGGAAACGCCGGAGCAGGCTGACATCGATCCGAAGCAAGTCCTATAATGCCTGCATGGCACTGTGGGACAACGATCGGTTCGAGAAAACGGCGCGGGATCTGGCGAAAACGTGGTATGGAAGCCGGTCAGCCAACGGGGCGTCTCTGACGCAGCTGGTGACGAAAACGGCTCGCGACAACGAGCTCAACCCTGAGCAGATTGTCCGTCTAGCCAACGTAACGAACGGCCACGCGTTCAATGAAGTCTTTTCTGCCGCCAAGCAGGCGGGTGAAAAAGAGCGATATCCAGATTTCGACATCGCGGATGCCAAAACCGTGATCGCCGCACTTCATCGCAGCGCCGCAGAACCCGTGGAAAAGAATGCCTCATACCCATCGCTGCCCGATCAGCTGGCTGAAGTACGGGCCATTCCCGACCCGCTGGCTGAGCGGGTGAAGCAGGCGTCTGACCGCCGGCTGGCTGATCGTGTCGATCATGCACTCGGCTCCCGGCAGACTCCGTACGAGAAGTTCGCGGAGCTTCGGGACGCTACGGAAGTGCTGAGGACGAAGCGAGCTGGCGCCGAGATTCGATGGTCCGATGCGATGGATCGGCTGCGGGCAAAGATGGCGGAGCTTTCATTCAAGCACGATGATCTGGAGCACGATGCTCTCTTGATTCATGGGCATCTGTGTGTGCCAGAACTTAACGAGCTCCGCAAAACTGCGGGGCTGCGGGAACTGCCGCTAGACCCCTCGTTCTATCAGGCATTTCAGGATCGGTATCTACTGAAGGGGGCAGAAGGTACCGACCTCTTGAAGCAAGCGGTCGAAGCTCGCCAACAGTACTCTGAACTGCGGAGAGCTCACGAAACAGCCGTCGCCGCCACCAAAGAAGCGGAAGAGGCCGTCCGTGCCGCTTGATCCCGCACTTCAGCGTGCTAGACGCAATATCATTCGCTTCGGAATGGTAGCACTGCCCGCCTATGCCCTATACCGAGGCGGGCGTAACGCAGGTGAGCAGTATCGACGAATGCGTGAGAATCAGTCGTACCGGACGAAAGATCTGAGCCAGCCAATGCCGAACCTTACGGTCAAAGAGTCCTACGCCAAGTTTGCGAATGAGAAACTTGCGGGCGCCGGGGACCCCATGAACGAGAGCTACTTCCGCGCCACGCTCCCCAGGGAGATGCTGGCCGGCAGCGCTAACGGCATGGGTCGCGGATTGGGCGACGCTCTAGGCGACATCCTGATTCGAAAGCCCTTCGATTTCACGATGAAGCACCTGAAGAACCAATACCACACGATTCCGGCGCAGAACCGCGCGCTAGAACAGGCGCTTCAAGACGACGATATCCTAAGTGGAGCTGAGCGCCGGCACATCGATCGTGCCCACGGTACCCTCCGGTCACTAGCTCCGGGGCTCGCCAAAGACCCCAATTTTGTTAGAGGCTACATGCGGTCAGCCGTTATGTCGGGCGGCGTGCCCGACCTAGCGACCATCAAACTGCTGCTTGAAGCCGAGAAGCTCAAGAACCAAGTCAGCAACCCAGGCAAAGACAAATGAGCGGTCTAGAACGAACGGCTGAGTCGATTGCGCGAAACGGTCTGCACAAGGTCGCGGAGCGCGTTCTCCAGCATGACGGCTACCCGGTGCCGGAGCGCTGGGACATGCCGTCTGTCCTAGGGGTCCTGGGGGAGAAGATTGCCCAGGATCGGCAGCGGTATGCCGATGCCCTCCGGGGTGTTGCATCGCTCTACGAGTTGACCGGCAAGTTTGGGCAGGAGACCCGCGGGTTCAGCCCGTACGCTGAATTTTCCCGTGTAAAGACGATCGCCGGAATTTTAGATAAAACGGCCTCCGCGGAGCAGCGCCAGGAACTGCTGGGCTTGCAGCATGGCTTGTGGCTGCGGATGAAGCGCGCGGCTCAGCAGGACCCCGAGGGGGAAGTTTTTGGACTGGCGAAACTGGCGATCAACCTGATCGATCAAGCTGAGTCGTCCGGGGTAAAGCTGGCGTCCGCATGGGAGGACATGCTGCCTTTTTGCTGCTCGTTTGCCTGTGCAGCGGTCGTGGATAACGCCATCGGACAGCTGCACAAGACTGGCGAGCTGTCCGAAGCGGAAGCCGTCCGAATGTATCAGCTGAATGCTGAGTCGGCTCTCAATGACCTGTCGATGCTGACGCGCGCATGATCCCTAAAATCATCCAGCTAGAAGAACGATTTCCCACGGGAGAGCCGACGATTCAAATCGTCGGCCAATGGGGTCGCTCGGGCTGGCTGGTAGAGAAGACGGCGCTAGCGTCATCGGCGTCTCCTGCCCTCGAATACATCAGGTCCGTACGGCCAGAACCCGGCCACACCTTTGCGCTGGTCAACGCCCTGGGAGCATTTGAAGCGTACGACGACAACCGAAATGGAGATGGCTTTCCTGCTGAACCATACAACGTCGGAAAACGGGTGACATGCGGCCATAGGGAGTGTGAGGCGCTGGACGGCTGGATCAATCCGTCGGAAGTCCTGACCCGTCACTACGATACGTTTGAACGATACGGAAACATCTTCGAACACCACGTCAACAAGGACGTGAAGAAATCACTCGGTACAGTACCGAAGGCGTTCTGGAATGACCGGATGCGCCGAGTCGAGCTCTTGGTTCGATTTGTCAACAGTAAGAAGCCGGAACTGATCGAGCGAATTAACGATGGCGACTACCCCGCGGTATCCATGGGGTGTCACGTACGGTGGGACGTGTGCAGTGTGTGCGGACACCGCGCCCCCACGCGCAAGCAGTACTGCGATCACCTTCGCTTTGAGATGCGAAAGATCGATCCCCGGACGGGCGTTCGGTATTGTGCTCTGAATCCCAGCTGCCGGTTTTTCGATATTTCGATCGTCATCCGTCCAGCTGACACCACCGGGTATCTGATGAAGAAGGTGGCGTCCGCTGCCTATTCAGTTCGGGGCTGGGAGCTGGGAGAAAAGGTCGCACAGTTCAGTATCAAGCAGGCGCTAATCGGCAAAGTTTCCGATATTCACAAAGACCTAGTGGGGGATGTGATGATGGCGGCGTCTTCCCCCGAGGGGACGGCTGCTAAGAACTATCGGCGCACCGTGCAGCCCTCACTCGTCCCAGGACAGCCCGAGCTGGACGACGGAACGTTTGAGCGGCTGGCCGCATACAGCCTTCCCGAGATCCTATCGACCCTAGCGGCCAAGCAAGCATTCCTAACGACTGGTGAGCTTACCCGTTTGTTTATGGCGAAAGCTGGATCGGTTGCAAGGCCCTCCCAGCTGGACAAGATTGCCGCCATCCAGCCCGTCGTGCTGGAACTCTACCGTCGATACCCCGATCTCTACGACGATGTGGCGCCCGCCGTACAGATTCACCCCTCGCTGGTAAACTACAAGCTCGCGGGGGAGATTGGGCATTGGCTACAGAAGCGGTCTGGCATCGGGGATTGGCTGGGGCTAAGGGCGCAGAATGCTGTTGGCCGAGGAATGTCGATCGGTCCCGGTGCCGCCTATGAAGCACACGCACCCGCCCGCTCTGACGTCCTAACCCTGACAGACCCTACGACCGGGGAAGTGTACCGAACCAACCGATCAGCCGTCCTGGAGGCCGATCACGAGGACAATCGGAATCTCCTAGGATCGGCCGCTCTCCTGGGTGGAGCGTATACCGTTGGGCTCGGTATGACCCCACTGACCCGCAGGCTGCCTCTGAACGCAAGAGCTCTCGCTGGACTCGTCGCCGGATACGGAACGGCCGCCAAGCTAAAGCGTGAATTTGATCCCTTGGATGACATCCGATACGACACCGATCAAGGTATCCGGGTGCCTGGGTCTACGGAGTTTCGAAAGACCAGCGAGATTTCGATTTCTTGTCCTGCACTGCTGGACAAGATGGCGATGGACTACGGCGACCGTCTAGCCGGAAAACTCGATGGCAATCTGGCGCAGCTGCTGGCGAGCAAGATTGCTTCCGCCAGTCCCGGCAGTTTGCTAGGAAGCTCGCGGGATACGGTGCTATCGGGTGTGCTAGATCGCCTAGATAAACTGGCGGAACCGTCTTACGATGCTGTCGAACCCGACGTCATGTCGTTCGACTCCGTCGTGCAATTGATTGGCCGTATTGTTTCGTAACGATAGTGACCTAAGAGTCGAAAAGGAAAATCACGATGTCGCACACAAATTCAATCGATCGTCTTCTGAGCGAGCTCAACGACACGCCCCGCGCTACCGGCGAGGAGAAGACGGCTTCTACCAAGACGGCTAGTCCAGTCGACGCCGCCATCCAGGCTGCGCTTGACCAGATCGAGGGCACAAAGACGGCGTCCGAAGCGAGCCCCGTGGCTGATCTGATGAAGACAGCACAAGCGATGCGGGATGCCGACCTCGACGGAGAAGTGAAGCACGCCAACCTCCTGGGTGCTGCGTTTATTGATGGCGCGATGGCCCGTGCGGAAGTCTGGCGAGAGGCGGCCAGCGAGACCGACAAGCTGGCGAGTATTGCGCCCGAGGCCCTTGAGGTACTGGAGAAGTTCGCCAGCGAGCATCCTGCGGAGTACCGGGAACTTGCCAACGCTGGGTTCTTTGCAGGAATCGAAGAAGTCGAGAAGAGGGCGGCAGCCGAGTGGGAAGAGGGATTCCGGGAAACTGCCGCCCTTATCCACAAAGCCGCGGCCGACCATTTCCGTGAGGGCTTCCGAGCCACCGAGGAAATCCTCAAGGCTGCGTAATGAGAAGCAACTCGGAACTCGTCCGTCTGCATCAGTCTCTCCGGGGCACCGTCTACGATGCCCTTGGAGAGAAATTAGCGCAGGCGATTGAGCAGAAACTCCAGCCATCGGCAAAGCCAAATGAGTCACGCGCTCGATAACGTCATCGACCGGATCATTCGTCAGTCGAAGACTGCTTCGGCAGAGCCTGCGGCGCTGCCAAAAAGCACGGGACAGCTTCTCCGGAAGCTGGCGTCCGTACTGCGAGAAACGCCTGATGCAACGGTATCATACGCTGACGTTTCCCGTGTAAAGGAGCAGCTCTATGGGTCGTGAATCAGCCGAGCTGCTGCGTAAGATTGCTTCTTTCCTGCGGGAACAAGACGCGGCGGAACGCGAACAAACCACCAAACAGGCGGCCCACGTACTGCGTGCGGCTAAGGGCATCGCTATCCTTCAGGAGAGAACATGAGCCGCAACCGCACACTCGCTGAGCTTTTTGACAAGCTGGCAGAACACGTAGAAGCCGAAGCAGAGGCGCCGGCTAAGACGGCGTCTGCTCCACCTGAGAACCCTCGGGCCAAGCAAATCAGGGACTCAGTTCGGACCGCCACGGGCACCGATCTCCCAGCCGGCTTAGCGGAAAAGATCGCGCAAGACCCAGAGCTTCTGGAGCACGTGCAAAAACTAGCGGAAATCGGAAGCGCCCCAGCCCGCATGGGAGTCGCATCGGATCTCCCAGGATCGGCACCCATTTCTCCCAATGCAACCAAGTCTGAGAAGCTTGCCAGTGCGTACCAGCGCTGGGGCAACGCTATCACGGGTCGATAAAAAAGTCGGACGATAGAAAACGTCCTACACTGAATGAGAGGATCTAAAGCGCCATGGCACTGATCAGCGAAAAGTTTACCCTTCGAACCGAAATGCCCCTCACGGGCGCCACCGCCGGTATTTGGATGACGCTCGACACCGCGGAAGCGGTGGCGGCACGCGCCGCCGGTACTGGGCCGAGCGTTCCTGACTCGAACGGCACTCCAGCGGCAGGTACAATCCTGCGCGGACAGGGCGTGTCGTACAACTCGTCGGGGAACATTGAACTTGGGACTTCCCCGGACCTATCGTCGGTTGTCGGGAAGCTGTTCTTTGTTGTGTTTGCCGGCAACAACGACTTCTCTGGCCGGTTTTCGAACGGCAAGGTTGTCGTTATTCACGGCGGATGTCGCTTCGACACCGAGAAGTATGCGTCTGGCTCCTTTACCAAGGGAGCGCCGCTCCAGCTGGTGGCGGGGGTTTGGACGCAGAAGGTCTATGGTGATCACAAGCAGATCGTCGGGTACGTTGGTCCCCGTGGGCTTGCCAACGGCGTCCTCGATGTCGTGATGCCGCAGACTGCTGCGACGGGCAACTAATCTAGGTTCAAGGAGCAATAGGACAATACCATGGGTACTTATCACACGGAAACCACGCAGCAGGACGCGCGCTACGTGAACTCGTCGTTCCTTCGAATGCTCGACAACGAGCAGGAGAAGCAGGCGTCGGAGGAAGGCTCGAACTTCATCCGCGAGTACGTCCGTCAGGAAGCGGCGGTTGACGAGATCATCACGCCCGTGGGCCTGACGGAAGCTCAGATCGACCGGGGCGAGAACACTGAGGAGCCGAAGAAGATCATCGAGAAGGAGCCGTCAAGCTACGCGACGTTCGTTCCTTTCGAGGGTACTCCGGAAGCCTACTGGTTCACTGGTCCTCGGTACGCGGTGTTCTTCGGCAAGATCATGAGCCAGAAGTTCATCAAGTCGAAGTATCAGCTGATGACCTACGTAACGGACATCCGCAAGGTCATTGCCGACAACGCCGTCAAGGACATGTCGGACAAGAAGGACCTGAAGTGGCGCGATACCGTCATGGGGCTCATCAACCTGAACCCCGCCGAGCAGCAGAGTGATGCTACACAGTTCACTAGCTCGGCCTTCAAGCGGGCGTTCCAGAAGATGATCCGTCGGCGCCGGCCCATCGGCAAGATGGTGATGACCAAGTCGCTCTTCATGGAGGCGATCGATCTACCCGCCACCTCAGTGGGTAACGCGATTGCCGAGACCCACTACCGCGAGGGTATCGAGAATGAAGAGCGGCTGTTTGGTGTGCCGGTAGTGTCGACCATCAAGGTCGATATCTACGACCCAGATGAGGTCCTCATCTTTGCTCCCCAGGACTACCTTGGGAACTCGTTCACCCTCCAGGATGCGACACTGCACATCAAACAGGAAGCCGATATTGTCGAGTGGTACACCTATATGGTGTTGGGACTCGGCATCGGTAACCGCCTTTCAATGCAGCGTCTGTACTTCGGCAGCTGATAGCCCGGCCGGCTGAAGCCAAAGAGCCCCGTGGGAAACCGCGGGGCTTTTTGCGTTATGCTTAGGCGATGAATAAGCACGCGGTATTCGGCCAGCAGGCCGCCATGCAGACCTTCGGCTTCAAGCGGCCGGCGGCCCCCAAGGCGCCACAGGCCCCTAGCAGCAAGATCCAGCAGCCCAAGCAGCAGGCTGCGGATAACATCCAGGACTTTGTCACCACCACGTCGCTAGGATCTGGGGAAAAAGTTGAAAACCGGCCGTTCCCGGTGGGGTGATGAAACAAGATCCGAGACAGCCGGCGATCGATGAACTCAAACGACTCAGTCCACCTGAGCCGCGCGGACGCCATCTTGTCGACCAGCTCGTATCCGATGCCTCCGTTCCAATTCGGTATGGCGAGGATCAACATACGCGAAGAAACCTCGCGTATCGTTCTCTCCTGGGAAAGCCCGGCATCAAAATTTCTCCAAAGCTCCGCAGCATACCGGGGGTACTGGCACACGAACTTGGTCATCACGATGCCACCAGCCCAGAAGCATCGCTGCTGGATCGTGGGTCGCACAACCCCTGGGTCCGCGGTGGAGCGATGGCGGCCGCGATGCTGGGCGGTAGCTTGGTGACCGGTCTGGCACCAAAGACTTGGCAAAAAGCACTCGGCGGTGCCGCCGCCGTAGCCCTGGGTAGCGCTCCTGTCCTGTATGCTGAGCACGCGGCGGGACGCAACGGAGGGCGGCGGTACCGAGCGGCAGGCGCAACGGAGGAGGAAATGAAGCAGTACGAAGACCAGTCGCGTTTCGCCCGAGCTTCTTACTACGCCACGGTTCCCACCATTCTGGCCATGGGGCCGCTCTACGGGGCGGTCATGTCCCATATTCTGAAGGGAGCTTCTCTTTACACGGTAAAGCAAGCGTGGCATGCGCATGATCGAATGGAAGAGAGAACCAGCTTCCATCGGGATACCGTCGACGACATCCAGAAGGCCGTGGATCTCATGGGCTTAAAGCCCGGTAGCTACCACCTCCCCCTGAGGGACAAAAATGGAAACATCGCCGGCTACGCGGTGTTCAAGGGCGTTCCGGACCGCAAGACACCGGTGCTGTCGACAGTGTTTCACCGGTACGCCCGTCCCCCAGGACAGGATATCGAAGCAATGCTGAAGTCGAGCGCAGCATTTGTCGCCACAGGCCAGAAAACACAGCGGGATGACCTCTTCGATACTTTCGGCGGAATGACACCGGTTGATGATGTAGCTGGCTTGCCCACGGTGATGGAATGACGCCCTCGGGATCATCTGTTCAAATCACACGTGTTTTGTCGGTCGCCCCCTACGGCTACTTCGTCCAGTGGACCGTTAGGAAGCCATCAAGCGGGTCGTATCGATTCACGCTGCTTCGCTCCGGCGGACCCAACGGACCCTGGGAGCCGGTAGCAGTCGATCTAACCGATACCTACTTCTGCATTGATCGATTCGACGCTCCTGGGGAGCCCGGCTCCCGCCGGCCAAATCAGCTGGCGCTGTTTCGCCAGTTTTTCTACCGGCTGGTCATGACTGACCCGGCAGGTCAGCAGGATGATGACGTTGCCGACACAGACCCCCGTCTGGACCGAAATATGATGAGGGCGTGGCGACGCGCCACCCATGACTTCGACCTGACCCTTCGATACCATGGCCGACCGTGTGCCATTCTCAAGCGACGTCGCTGGGGCGTGCGATGTCCCAAGTGCAGCGACGCGGTATTGCGTGAGGGAATCAAATCAACCTGTACAGTGTGCTGGGCGACGGGTTTTGTTGGGGGCTACTGGACCCCCGCGATCGTGCAGGCCCACCGGCTATCGGGTGATCTGGCGAGCCAGAATACTCCAGAGCAGAGGTCTGACTCCAACAGCACGCGCGTTCAATTGAAGCATTTTCCAGAGGTTGAACGGGATGATGTGCTAGTGTTCCTGCACGACAATCGACGATTCAACATTGAGAAAGTCAGCCAGCCTGAAATCTCAAACCGCACCACTCACCAGCTATGCATGACGAGTGAACTGGACCACGGCAGCATCCTGTACCGGCTAAAAGTCGACACCGCGGAGAACCCACTGCTATGACGGCAATACCCAAGGCTTCGCATCAGCTGGATGAGATTCGGATCGGATCTCCTCTGGCAATCGTTGGCCTCATGCTGGAAGTGGTGCGGGCTCGTTTTAGCCCGCCCAACCTAGACACCGGGTACGTGTGGCGCGCTGATCCAACGCCGGCTGAAAATGAAGAGTCGACCGTTGACTCCCCCAGGACCCTATACATTGAGTCCGCCTACACCGAGGACCCAGAGGCGCGTGATCTAAAACCCGCCATCTTGATCGACAAAGAAGACACGGCGCTTCAAAAGCTTGTGATTGGCAACCGTGCCGACATTGATCGCAGGACGCGTCGAGAGTCTTTTTGGGCCATGGCACAGATCCCTATCGCCATTTCATGTGTTTCGGGAAACCGAGGGGAATCAGCACAGCTGGCCGACTTTGTTTGGATGCATATTGCGGCTTCAACCAACTACATTCGGTCAGGTTTTAGCATTCACGAGATCACCCCACCGGTGCTGGGCCGTACCCAGGTGTTCCGCCGGTCTGCTGGGGGGATTGACGCCTGGAATACGCCCATCAGCTTCGCCCTACAGGTTGAGTTTCTGTGGGTGACGGAGCCGATCGCACCCCTCCTCCAGCAGATTCGAAGCAGCCTAGAACTAAAGGGAGATGGCGATGCGACCGCAGGCGCCATTGAATCGGTCCTAAAGAGTCAACGCCGCCTCTGAACGTCCTATCCTTCGGTACAGCAGGAGCACCATCGCAATGTCGCGACCCCTAGTTCTAGTTTATCAGGATCTTCGGCAGCCCTCGGTTGAGGCACAGACCCCCGACCTCAACAGCGTTGTGGTGGGTCCAGCCTATACGATCAAGGACTATCCGGATGATGCGGCCGAGATCCTCCTTCCCGTCACCTACGGGGAGCTTGACGGCCCGGCAGCCGGTGCGAGCCGCTACAGCCCTCCCGCTTCCTCGGACGAGGCCCTTTCGCTTCAATCGTTTCCCGGAAACGCCGTTGGGGCCCTGATTGATCGCGCGAGCGTCCGTATCTTCCTCCGTCTACCGAGGGTTATCGTAGCTTCTAGTTACGTCGACGGTGCGCAAGACTGTGGATCGGTTACGACCTTTACCGCTACCGGTGAAGAGAATCGGCTCACGTTTGCCAACAGCGTTGCGGATATCGGGGTTCGGGTCGGCGACCGTGTAATCCTTACGTCTTCGCAGGCTACGGGCGTAAACGACGGCCCACAGACGTTCATCAGCACGATCGCCAGTATTGGTGAACCTGACCCCTCGGGGGCCGTGACCGATCCTGCGTCCATCCGACTTGCCGCCAACGTACCGGCGGCAGGGACGTCGGCCGACACATTTGTTCATGACGGCAATGGCTCTGCCCGTATCGAGCGTATCCTCGCTACTCAGGAACTCGTCGACCCGAACGGTCTGCTGAAAACTTTCCCTGACGCTGGTTCTGACCGATTCGTTCTCCTCGGAGGGCTCACGCTTCCCATCACGGTCCAGGGCAGCCCTCTCGATTGTCCCGTCAGCTACGCGGGCGTTTACTTTGCCTACCGCGCGCTCCGTCAGGACCTTACGGAGCCCGTCCGTGTCGTTAGCGCGGATCTGACGACCGATGCTGCGGGTAGAGGGGTGATTCCGCAGCTAGGGCTAATCGATGCGCGCAACCCTCTGGCCGCTGGTCTTTGGGTAGCGCTCCAGAACGCCGGCGCTGCCCCCGTCTACGCCCTTGGGGTGTCGCAAGACGACGCTGTCGGACACGAGATCGCTCGCGCCTCAGTCGACACCCGGCGCGACCTCTACTGCTTTGCCCCCATCACCCAGGATCTACAGATCCTCGGTGGATACAAGACTGAGTGGGCAAGCCTCGCTGATCCGGTACAGGCTGAGCGCGACGGTGTGCCGCAAAAGTTCCGGATCGTCGTGGGAAACCTCCCGCTCCCCACCGCGGAAGTCATTGGGCCCGACCACAGTCTCACGGGGGTTGCCGAGCAGGTTGACGGTAGCCGACCCACGGTGTACCGGAAGCTGAAGATCCGCGCCGACGTCCAGCTCGATGGCAGCATGATTCTTCCAGGCGATCTGGTAACCATTGGGCTCGTAACATCCGAGGCTAACTGGCCAAACCGCCGAGGAACCCACAGCATTGGTCACGTCAACGGTGTGGGACACGATGTGCCCGACCCTGGTGACGAGCTGGAGCTTGAGGTCATCCCCGGCTCATCGCGGTGGGATGACAGCAGCCCGTCGGATCGCGGCGGAGTCGAAGTTGAAGTCAAGTCCCCTCGGGCGCAGTAAAGTTTTCGCGTCTGGCGACTCGTGTGCTGATGAATAGCGCGACTCACGGCATCCGATTCTCTATGCTGCATCCGACGGTCGCCGGGGGCCCGTGGCGCGTCCGTCTAGTCGCCGGGGTCGCTGGATCAGTGGCGATCTCGGGGTTCGATGTGACGCTTGGAGTGACGATGGGTACTACGACCCAGGAGGTCGTAGACGCCGTCAACAACCACTCGGTTCTGGGCGGCATTATGTCGGCCGAGCTGGTCGGTACATCAGAAGCAGTGCTGGTACTTCATCCCTACACCAGCATCCCAGTTGAATACCTGACGGCTGTGTTTGTCGATGGTGATACGGGCCTGTTTTTTACTACCCGCAATCACGTAACGGATATCCGGGTAAGCTTTGCCCAGAGCGGTACGGGTGTCCACGTTACAGTATCGGATCACGACATCGCCGTTACCTATCAGAGCACGGTGTCAACGCTCCAGGATATTGTTAACGCCATCCTTAACGACCCCGATGCCAGTGCCCTGGTAGACGTTGTGCTGGGAAATGGGGATGCGACTGCAACCCTTACCGCCAGCCTGACGGCAGTAAATACACGAAACTACGATCGGTGTTTCGGAACCGTCTTGCATGCGGACGATCTGTATCTCTGGCTGTACGATGAACAGGCTCACTTCCTGACGGACGGTGTGCGGGTTGGGGACGTGCTGGAGATTCCACTCGATCCCAACAACTATGATCCGGCGGCATTTGATGGCCGGCTCCTTAGCTATCCGGTCGCCCAGGTCATCAGCGAGAACCGGCTGGCGATTCCCAACCTCGGAACCGATACGGCTTCCAGGGCGCTGGAACTGCCACATCGGTACCTTCGGGATTTTGCCGACCGGCTGCTCGATAACGAGACGTCGGCCACACAGTCCGCCATCAACTACCGGATTCGGCGTACGCTATCGAAGGATGATCAGGTAACGGCCATCATTACCGCGGCGCAGTCGCTAAAGTCGAAGCGCGCTACCGTAACGTTCCCGGATGTCGTGGCAGTCGCGGGGCTCAAGGATGGATCACTTCCCCGGTCGGTTGCGACAATCCGGACGGCCGCCGCTCTTCAGCCCGGCTGGTTTATCGCTTGTCAGGTGGCGGGGGCGCTCGCCGGCCTCCCCGTGCAGCAGGGCCTGACAAATCTTGGGCTTGTTGGGGTTAGCCGGATCTACCACAGCTCCGGTTACTTCCGAGAAGCTCAGCTGACCCAGATTTCGAACGGCGGAGTTTTCGTCATGCACCAGCGGGTGCCGACGGAACTCCCCTTCTGCATCCACCAGCTGACGACCGATCCAGCGGCTCTAGAGACTGGAGAGCTGTCGGTCGTTAAGAACATCGACTTTATTTCGGTGTACTTCCAGGAGATTCTTGAGGGCTTCCTCGGCCAGTACAACGTGCTTCCCGAGACTCTTACGGAGATCCAGCGATCCATCATCGACAGCACCGACAGGCTTAAGGCAAGAAAGATCGGACGCATCGGAGCACCACTAATCGAAGGCTCGATCCAGTCACTTCGAGTATCGGATGTATCGGGTGATCGGGTCGTTCTGTTCTTCAGCGGCAAGGTTGCTCGCCCGCTAAACAACGTCGATTTCCATCTGGTGGCGTAATGACGAGCGCGGAACGCCAGCAGCTGCTGGCGATCCTTAGCAGCACCCCTGCGACGGCAAAAGAGGCTGGCGCCTTTCAAGCAGGCGCCCAGCTTCTACGTCGCGGTGCAGGGGCCATGGGGGGAGCGATGGGCGGGTTCATGCAGAACCGCGTCATGCCCATGGCGGCGCGAGCCGGCCTCTTTCGAACGCCCAACATCATGGTGCGTGCGGCCCCCGCCGTGACGCAAGCGGCTGCTCCGGTAGCGAAAGCTACCAACACGGCAGGCCATCTGATGTGGAACGCTCTCCGCGGAGCCACGGGTTTTGGAGCATCCGCCAACGCCACGGGGCTTGGGAAGGTGATGGCGGGCGGGGCAGCCGTCGGTACCCTCGGGGGTCCGATGTTCATGGGGGCGATGTCGGGACAGGGCCGGCAGACCCCTTACGACCATCAACGGGGCATGATGGTGACGGCTGGCGTTTACACGGTGAAGGGGGCGGGCCTGATGGATATCCGGCGCCGAACCGAAGAGGAAATGACCCCTGCCCGTAAGGCGCTGGGGATGGGGATGGCGGTCGGTGGGCTTGGGTTATCGCTCCGGAATCTCCACGCCCTTTCAAAAAAGAAAAATGTCGACCACGCTCTTCTGGCGGCTACCGCTTTGTTGCTTGGGTCGCAGATCGCTACTCACACAACTGAGCCGAGGAAGAAGCAAGCCTTCCTGAGCCCCGCGACCGCCGACCGCGCCCGTGCCGGCGTTGATCTCGCCAGCTATTTGGCGCTAGGTATTCCGACGGCCGCTCGTGCCTTTGCCCCACGATTTTACCAGCAGCACCACGCTCTGATGAAGGGAATGGACTACGCTGGTCTTGCTGGCCTTGGGGCCACCAGCCTCCACTCAGCCGCCACTGGAAAAAAGCCACTGCCCGACATGATGGATGCCGCGGGCCTTGGGTTAATGGGGATGGCGCTTCACCGCCGGTCTCAAGCCTGACCTACCATATAGTCGAGGAGTACAATGTCGGAGCCCTATCCCATCTCAGTCACCAAGAACCTTCGAACCTGGAGCTTCCAGCGGGCGACGGTTGAGCGGCCTACCGACAACGGTACCTATGAGGCGGCCCACCCGGACGATACCCTCATCCTCGTTGGTCCTGCACGCCGGTCTGTTGCGAACGCGCAGTCCGGTACCGCGTTATCGCTGATGGCCCTTGGCCTCTGCTCCACCCTCCAAATTTCCTCGCAGGCCGTAGTAAACCCCGTCCAGGCTATTGGCTCTGGCCGTGCGTTCTTCCTGCGCAATAAAAGCCAGTCGGGATGGCAGCTAAACCGCGTGATGCTGAACGGGCGCAACCTTCTGCGTGCCCTCTATCACAACGCGATCGAGGCGGGCGTCACCCCCAACCTCTTTGATGATCCGGCCGCCATTGATGACAACCCACGGAGCCAGTTTTTCATCAACTTGGATTCGGAGCTGTACTACATCCCGATCGGGCTTGCCGTGGTGATCCGGTCGAAGTCATTCTCCCTCATCGCCAGCATGTACATGGAACTGTGCCTCATCACTTCCTACGGGCTCGCCATCCAGGCGGGGGCCAACGTCATCGCGGAGAGCATCAGCGGAGTATGCGATCGGATTCTTCCGTTCCAGCCCACCGAAACGATGCCGTCGCCGCGGGGTGATGGGGTCAAGCGCGCCACCATGGATGCGGTTCTTGGGCTTGCGCCCAACGTATTCCCCACGGGGTCTGACTACAGCCCTGTGACGATGGGGTCGTTCGACGATACGGGTCTTGATGACGGTACCGTTTCGCGCGCCAGCCGATAATCGAGTACCATGGGGCCATGGCTAGACTGCGCCGGCCTCTCGCCGAACCCAATGCCCTAAACCCGTCAGACGACGCACTGCTGAGAGGGGCGGCGCCTTTTCATGGCGGAACCCCGCATCGGGAACGCGGCGTCATCCTATCGGTTGACGCCGCTCGCCACTCCTACAGGGTGCTGACGTCTTCGGGCAGAACGTTGCCGGCGGTGGGCCGGCTGATGCAGGACCCAGGGGACCTGCGTCTGCTGAGCCCACAGACACCTGTCCGCATCGACTACAGCCTGGGCGAGCCCTATATCGATGGTGTTCTCCCCGCCGAAGTACCAACCCAGGCGGCCGGCCCGGCCCTTACGGGTGCCGAGGGCTATGGGGCAGAAGACCGGGCCATGAACCAAAACCTGGGTGCCAACTTTCGTGGTCCAGGCGTCCCCGGAGACTTGATGCCAGGGGATCAGGTGCTGAGAAGTCCCGATGGCGCCGCCGTTTCCGCTTTACACGGGAAAGTGGCGCAGCTTCAGGGCTCTCCTCTCGCAAGGGTATCGGCCTTTGGCATTACCGATACCGTCGAGCTGATCGCCGGACTCATGCGGGTCGTTACCTGGATGGGCGAGGCACGAATCCTGAACGAAGATGGCCGCGTCTCGTACGTATGGCGGGGCGGC